TGGACTAATAATCTCATCTTTTGGATAATAAAGGTCAACATCTTCGCCAAATAGGATTTTGAAGAGATATTGAGTCGCTAATTTAGTACCTTTACTGATATAGAAGTCAGTAATGTTTTTAATGACCTGAATTGGGTCAACTGACGAAAAATCAACGTCAATAGTCGGCAAATACTGTCTTCTGAACTTATCAAAGACTTCCTTGATGAATAAGGAGTCTAAATTGATAACTGTTTGTCCAGCAAGGTGATTTGACTGCCTCAGAGCAGATTCACCAGCATATATCTCATTATGAAGGTTATCGTAAGCAACAGGTCCAGAAACGCCCCTGGAGCACTCTAGGAATGCGCTAGGAGAGTATCCTATACCCTCTTCTAAGATGTCAAAACCAGTAACTTCGTCAAATCCTACATCTACTGATGCACGTGCCTTCTGAGGCTCAGCAATGTAGATTTTAGGTGGGAATTCAGTCGAATATCCAGTACCAAAGTTAGTAATGTTGATATCAGTGATTTCTCCGTTGAAAATCGTGGCAGCAGCAGTTGCACCCGTGCCTCCGATTGGTACACCGTAGGAATCCTTACGATCATCAACAATATAGACAGATGGAGCGTCAGTATAACCTTGACCACCTGTTAACATCTCAATATTGGTAACTGAACCAGATGCAACTGTTACGTCAAGCACCTGAGCACCAATTGGGTCAATAATTTGGACTCTAGGGACGGAAGTATAACCTTTACCACGATTAACTATATTAATCTCGTATACTTGACCATCTTGGTTAATTTTTGATATTGCTTGAGCATTGATACCGTCATCAGGTGCTGGATCAATGTAAACAGTTGGTGGGTTGCTGTAATTCAGACCCATCGTCAATACAGAGATAGATCCAATATTAACTCTTCCCTCACCATCAATAGTAGGAGCACTAATAGTAGCACCACCTGGATTTTGGAAGGAAATAGCAGGAATGAAGTCATAACCACTACCACTATTGGTAATAGTTACAGTATCAATCTTTCCAGTGGTGTCATCAACGGTTAGTGCCAGTTTTGCAGGTGTTCCGAAGGTATTCGTCGGAGGAGCACAAACAGGAACAGGTGGATTATAGGAACTATAACCTTGACCACCGTCAATTAGGGTAACATCCTTAATACCACCAATAAGAGACCTAGCAGTAGATCCACCACCGCTAGTTGAGAGGATAGTTACCTTAGGATTGAAATCTAGTCTATATTTGCTACCACCCTTCTTAGGAATGAGTGCTTGAATCTGTCCTGCGTCGTCCACAGAAGCGATTGCAGTAGCACCTGAACCATATGCGGGTGCAATATACTCTACAGAGCGAATATGGATATTATCAGCAGCACCAATAGGATTCTTGAAGACAACCCTATCTTGGAATACTGTGAAATCAGTATATGGGACTTGAAGACGATTATTCTTCTTAATTACAAGACCAATCTCTGATGTTGGAGTATATGGTTGTGTATTTACTCTTAGCGGGTAGTTTTTAGTATTCTGCCATTCTTCAAACGGAATCGCATCGGTCGTAATGATATCTTGGTCAGAATAACCAATTAGATATGTAAGTTGAGTAAATTCTGAGTCATCAGCACCAGTCCTCATTCTAGGAGGTTCCTGGAAACGGATATTTGTACCTTCAATGAAATAGTCAACTCCAGGAACCTTCATTTCATTGTAAGTGATTACAATGAGGTGTTCAGCAGAAGGTGGGGCAACTGGAGTGCCTAAAAATGATAATGGGAATATTGTTTCTACGCCATCAAACAGTTGGAATGGATTTTCTAACTGTTGCTTCTTCTTATTAAACTGTTCAAACGAAATACCTGGAGTAATGATGACATCAGGACCACGAGTCACATCCTCGTAGTAGATGACCTCATTGTCAATCATTATGGATCCATTCTTCTGCTGGAATCCATCAATTGACTCAATTTCTATCTTCTTATCATAAACACCAATATCCTTCAGCAACAGAGTACTACTAGACAACTCTGTTGAGCTATATTGGTCAAGATCTAAGTATCCTAAAAGGTTGTTTAGGATATCATACGGTCTACCCGTCTTCTCTTGAGACTTATAGTACTCAAACAAGAAATTGACTAATTGTCTGTCTTCCTGCCGAATAAAATCGGGTAGTTGATATTCTACCCTATCCGAGACGTTAATATTCTTCGTAGGCATCTATCTTAGAAACAAGATTCGCTGACTGGATACGTGAATGTATCTGTTGGATAATCAATGATATTTATACCCCCTACGTTACCATAATTATAACCACTAAAGTTGTTAGGATCGAAGTTGGGGATTGAAACATCGTTGATTGTATAGTCAATTGGATTGACTACGGGGTTAAAGATTGTTGGGTCAACACCAGGAGGAACTACAAGTGATCCACCTGCTGGATATGCCTGTATCGGAAGTCTTGTGGTGCCATCAGGAGTACCTTGTATTGCTATAGGTCCTACACAGACTTTTCCACTTCCATAATCAACGGTACCGACAGCTGGATTGAGGATTACCTCAGTCTCATCTCTCTTAGTAACCAAAATCAAGTTTCCTTTACCATCATCTCTAATATTTACTGCAACTAACACTGTATTTGCAGAATTGGTTGATATAGTGGGAGTTGATACCGAAGCATCGGTAGTTCCATCCGCTAATGTCAAATTCACAAGATCCTCAGTGTATCCTGTGGCATAAAATGTCCCAGATTTGACTACAGAGAATGATGGAGCACATGCATCACCATCTTTGTTGCCTGCTAGGTCTGAAGGGTCGAATAATGGGTTTCCAAAGTCCAAACATTGAGTAAATACGTTTCCAAACGTAAATTGGTCAAGATTTTGACCTAATGTGAGTTGAGTAACGTTACCAGAAATGCTAGTATCAGCATTATCAATCATAGATCCAAATTTAGACCCATCTAAACGATTACCAAACCTATTATTCTGTCCATTAGTGTTAAATTCATCAATTGCTTGTAAAACCTTAGTACCAAGTTGAGCACCAGTCAAATTAGTCTCTCCACCGTTATAGTAAACGTAAGATTTCGGAATAATGTAGAAACTTGTTGGGTCAATGATGACTGGCTCGATAGAAGCAACCGAATACTTCTTCAAATCGTTTTTAATCTTCTGTTTGGTGCTAGCGTTTAGCTTATTTCCTGTTTTTGGTCGAATTGCGACGTAAACCTTACCATAAATGGGTGGAGATAACTTCTCACCACCATAAGCAGTCACTGATGCTGCCTGAGGATAGATTTCCGAGACAATATGCTCATAATCGGACTCTGTAACTGCCCTATTTTGGGTTGCATACGCTCTAGGTGCTCTAAACTTGACGGATAGACCTGTTTCACGCTCTTCGCCGTCCTGTGAGGCATCCTTTGTCTCTATGGAGATTGCTCCAGGTGATATTACCCTACCATCAGAGTCAATTATGTTACCAATGTAGTCAAAATTGCGACATCCGTTAGCATCAACACCATAAGTGGTCACATAATTGATTGTAATGTATTCTCCATCAATCAATTTACGTCCTAATACCCCATCTCCGAATAAAAGACGGTATCTGAGGTCATCTGTCTCTTCCAAATAGTAAATTCTGGAAGTAGAATTCAATGCTGTAGCATTTGATACCAAATTATAGGTATCAATCTCTGAAGATTGGGCATTTGGACTGATATCAACAGTCAAAAGACCAGTATCAACATTTTCAGAGGGTATAATGAAGTCTTGTTTCTTAGTATAGTCCACTGTATAGTGGAATTGCATCAAATTACCTTGATAAACCAGTACATTATCGAATGTTGCTAGTCCTGTAGTAGTATTAACAGGTACTTTGATGTCATTTGTTACTGTAAATGTAAAATCGTCTGTATCATTCTCTGCTACAAAGACATCTCCCTTCTGTAAAGTCGCATATTCAGGGAAAGTTGTGCCATTTAATGAAGTTGTAGTCTGTGCAATGATTTTTAGACATGCTCTAGGTGCTTTTATTGACCTAGGTGTATAGTTTAACTGCTTTGCAATCCTTACAATGTTATCTCTAACGGTTGCTGTCTCAAGAAAAGCTTCATTTAACGCCATATTAGCGTTGAAAGCAGTATAATATGTGTTATACGCAAGAATATCAATCAAATAGCTGGCAGAAGATCCCTCAAAATCATAATCAGTAAACTCTTTTCGAGTCCTTAGATATGATCTGATGGATTCTTTGATTTCAAAGAAGTCTAACGACGTTAATTGTGATGGTATTGCTGCCATTTTATGCTCTTTCTAGTAGAAAGTCTACGGTTTGGGTTAACTCTTCTCCAACAATAGTGTAATCTATCTCAACAAATACAGCGTTGGTGTCAGATTCATCACGAATTTTCACAGATGTACATTCAATACGAGGCTCAAGTCTTTGTAAACAGTTAAATATCTCTCCTTTCATAGTATCCACGCTAAATGGATCCCATGGTTCAAATAAAAGTGCAGTAACTCGTGATCCAATCTCCTCTTGAAAAGGTCTTTCACCAAATTGGGTCAAGATTAGATTACGAACTGACTGCTTTATAGCATTTTCATTTTTAACCACACCAAAATCTCCAGTATTAGGATTTGATTTGAATGAGACTGCTAAGTCCTTAAATCCTCTGGAGACATATTTCTCGGATCTAAACCGATAGGCGGGCATTCCTTATATTTAGTGCAAGTATAAAGTTATTTATAGGGTTAACCTTGACCTTTGTACTTCTTTCTAGCACCATTACGAGAAGTAGCAGCATATTTTGTGTTTTTGCTGTTACCTTGACGTGTTTTTTTCGGATTTGGAGTCACATATGACCCAGTTCCCCATGCTCCAGTTGTCGATTTTGCCATTTTAACCTCAAGTTTCTA